GTTGGCATAACAGGAATTAAAAAAGCAGGATTATTATCACTACCGATAAAATAAGTATAGAAAGCTAAATTTAAATTTTCCATATTTAAAGGTTTATTTAAATCTCTTTAAATGTTTTTATAAATAATTTGGAAGTTTCTTTAACATCGACAATAGGTTTAGGATAATTAATATTAGGATATTGTTTAGTTTCCCAATTTAATATTATTTTATTTGATACATCTTTAAGTTCTGGTATCCATTTTTTTATATAATCACAATTATTATCAAATCTTTTCATTTGTAAAGTTGGAGAAAATATTCTAAAATAAGGTTGGCTATCTGTTCCAGTAGATGCACACCATTGCCAACCTCCATTATTTGAAGATGGATCATAATCAACTAATGATTTTGCAAAATGTAATTCGCCTTTTCTCCAATCAATTAATAAATTTTTTACTAAAAATGATGCAACAACCATACGACATCTATTATGCATCCATCCACATATTTTTAATTGTCTCATTGCAGCATCAACAAGTGGAAAACCAGTTAATCCATTTTTCCATTTTTCTAATAAATCATTATTATCATTCCATTTAACTTTTTCATATTTTTTAATAAATGATTGTCCAGTTAATACATATGGAAAATAATTTGTTATTATTGCATAAAAATCATGCCAATATAACTCTCTAATTATTCCATGTGTTAAAGGTAATGTATAATAAATTTCACGAATACTTACACAACCAAATTTAATATAAGCACTTAATTTAGTTGTTTTATCTAAATATGGATAATCACGTTCTGAATCATAATTATCAAATTTGCCAGATTTAAGTTTTTCTAATATAATTAATGCATTCTTTCTACCACCATTAACTAAAATAGATTTATTAGGTTTAGGTCTAATAAAATCAAAAGATGATAATGATTTACTGTTATTATCTTTAATAAATTTAAAAGTTTTATTAGAAATTAATGAACGTGGTTTTTTTAAAATACTTTTTTTATAAAATGGAGTAAATTTTAAATAAGGGTCTTTATTATCTTTAGTTATTTCACCCATATTATGAAGAGTATAATCTTCTTCAGATAAAATTTCTATTTTTTTATTATTAGCCCATTGATTAATAATATCATCTCTTTTTTTTGCATAAGGTGTATAATCTTTATTATATGCAATAACTTCAAATTTATATTTTTTATATATTTCATCTAAAATAGTAATTTCATTATCAGTATAATAATAATTCATAAAATCTAATTCATCTAAACATTCAAATAAAAATTGTGCTGAATTTTTAGAATAAAATTTATTTTCATTTTCATCAATTTGTTTTTTATTAAATATAAATATAGGTATAATATCCGATTTTGGATATTTATTTTTTACTAAATTTAATGATGTATTATCATAAGTTCTCAAGTCTCTCCTAAATATAAATAAAGTTTTCATATATTATATATATTATTATGAAACAATTATTATCTTTCGATATTGGCATTAAAAATATGGCATATTGTTTTGCTATTATTGATAATGACAATGATAATAAAAATAATTTTAAAATAAAAAAAATAGATAATATTAATTTAAATTGTAATAAACATAATATTCAAGGTTTAATTGATAATACTATTGAATTTTTAGATGATTTAATATTATCTACTTTAGGTATTGACAATAATGAAAAATTAATAATATTAATTGAATGTCAAATGACTTCAATAATGAGAACAATTCAAACTTGTATAAATACATATTTTAAGATAATTAATAAACATTTAAATTTAGATATAGAAACTATTTATGTATCACCTAAACATAAATTAAAAATAATGGATAAATTTAGTGATACAATAGCATCAAATAAATATAAACAGAATAAATTAGATGCTATTTATTATACAACTCATTTATTACAAACAATTTATAAAAATGATGATATATTAGCTATAATTAATTCACATAAAAAAAAAGATGATTTATGCGATGCATTTTTAATGTGTGTATATTATCATATACAATTAACTGAATAATTATTTATTTATATAATATAGAATAATAATGGGTGATGATATTATAACCGATAAAAAAGAAGTAAATGATTCAGTATCTGGAATTGGATTAATATTTATAATTTTAATATTTATATTTTCTTTTATATGGATTATAGCAGGTATTGCAGCATTTATAGCAGGTATTGTATGTTTATTTTATAGAGCATCTATTCAAGATAAAATAATAGGATTAATATTTGGAATAATTGCAGGTCCATTTTATTGGATATATTATATTTATAATATAAATTATTGTAATAGTAATATAATTCTTAATAATAATAATGGTTATAATTATAATTATCAATAAATATATTAATTATATATAGATTAACTATTTAAAGAATGCCTAGTACAGTATCGCCTATATCAACAAAAACTCCAATTGATAATTCAGAAGAAACATTAGGAGATTATATATATTTAATATTTTATACTTTATTTGTTTTAATATGGGTTATTGCGGGTATTTTTGGATTTATAACGAGTATTGTATGTTTATTTTTTGATTCATCTCCTGGTGAGAAAGTATTAGGTGTATTTTTAGGTTTTATAACTGGTCCATTCTTCTGGTTATATTATATATATAATATGAATTATTGTAATAAATATATTAATTAATAAGTATTAGCTATAGTAGTTAATTGTTTTATAACATTACTATTAAAATCGGTAATTTTATTAGTTTCAATTGCATTTGCTAAGTTTAGCCAAAATTTATCTAATTTAAATTTTTTATTATTTTTATTTATTTCACGACATTTTGAATATAACCATTTATATAATTTTAATTTATTTGAAATATTACAATTTTCTTTATTATATGGACATATCATACCTTTACCTAAATCATTTTGCATTGTTTCAGGTAAAACTTGATATATTTCACAAAATGAAACATAATTATATGGTTTGCATTGTATTTGAACATGTTTAAAATCAGTATATACATCACTATCATCAATAATTATTATTTCTGGATTTTTAGGTTTAATTTTATTTAATAAAGGGTCAATAGATTTTGAATAAGTTTGTAATTTTTTATTTTTAAATTCTTTACATTCTTCTCTTGTAAAAACTGGTCTATTTAATTTAATATTATTTTCTTTTTCTATTAATTTTATTTGAATATTTGCCCAATCTTTACTAGATGCGGTATAAACATAAAAATATACATCATTTTTATATATTTGTCTCATTTTATTAATAAAATAAACAAAATAAGGGCGAAGTAATTTTGATTTTTCATTATAATAAGGTGATAATATTTTATTAATATTTATTAATTGTTTGCCATTATTCATTATTTTAGATATATTATATAATTGTAATTGATAACTGCAATCACCTATAATTGTACTATCCAAATCAATAATAAATACATATTTTTTCATTATTTTATCTGTATAATGTTTAGAATAAAAATGTTTAAAAATACAAATAATATTAAATTAACTCAAAAAGAAATTTGTGATAAATGGTTAGTTAATAAAACTGTTAATCCTGAAACATCACGCAAAATTAAAGAAAATGGAGTTGTATATAAGGAACTATTAAAATTATGTTCCTTAAATCAAAAAGAATTATGTGATAAATGGCTTGCGAATAAAATGGTTAATCCAGAAACATCAAGAAAAATTAAAATGTCAGGTGCAATTTATAAAAATTTGGAGAAAAAATGTTATGTTGATTTTATTAAATCATCAGATAAAGAAGATTTTCATATGAACCGTATTAAATATTATTATAAAATTAATAAATATATTTTGAAATTAAAAAGTATTAATAATTGTTTTAAATTAAATAAAATTGGAACTGATATTTTTATAGATAAAAAATTAGATGCAAATAATTATTTATCATATTATAAATCTAAAAATAATAAATTATTAATAAAAATTAATGAAAATGAACAAGAAATAAATATTCAAAATAAATTAAGTAAAGAAGTTATTAAATTAAATTGTCCTCATTTTCCTATTACTTATGGTTCATTAATTTGTAATGATAAAAAAATACAGATAAATGAAATAATGGATGGTAATTTAAAAGATTTATTAATATCCAAAAATAAGAAAGATATATTGAATATTATTACACAAATATTAATATCTATAATGTTTTTTCATAAATATATGGATGCATATTATTTTGGAAAAGATTATAATTATTATAATTATCATGAAATAAATTCTGGAGGTTATTTTTATTATAATATTAATGGTATTGATTATTATTTAGAAAATAAAGGTTATTTATTTATATTATCAAATTTTAAAGATATTGAACCATTTCAAACTAAAAATTATATTAGAATGCAAATAAATAGAGATTATAGTTTTTTATTACATATATTACATTTACATATTAATTTTATAAATAAATCATTATTAACAGAAAAAGAAAATAAAATAATTCAAAATTTAAATATAATAATAAATAAATATAATAATGATTTTAATATTAATTCATTACATAAACTAGATAAAGAAATTCTTGAATTCTTAGTAAAAAATGTTTCATCTTTTATAACAACAAATAAACATTCAAAATCTATAAATAAAACCCCTTATATAATTAGATAAATATGCCTAAATTAACAGAAAAAGAAATTTGTTATAAATGGTTAGTTAATAAAACTATTAATCCAGAAACATCCCGCAAAATTAAAGAAGATGGAGCAGTATATAAGAAATTAAATAAATTATGTTCCTTAAATGAACCTAATAAAAAAGAAGTTAAAAAAACAAATGATGATTTATGTGATAAATGGCTTAAAAATAAAACAGTTAATCCAGAAACATCGCGTAAAATTAAAGAAGATGGAGCAATATATAAAAAATTAGCTAAAAAATGTTTATCTAAATCAGAAGATATAGATAAATATGTTTTTAAAACTCCTATCAAAATTAAATCAACAATAATTAAACCTAAATCATCATCAGAAACAAAAAAAATAAATGCAATGAAAAAAATACATAAATTATTTCTTCCTTATATTAATCGTTCATCAATAAATATTATAGATAGAATTAATTATTTTTTAATAATAAGAAATTATATATTATCAATCAAAGAAAAAAATAATTGTATGAAATTATATAATATTGATGAAAAGACAAATAAACCAATTTATAGAATTGGAAGAAATATTATATTAGATAGACAAATAGGCTCAGATAGTGCATATGGAATTGTTTTTTTATCTCATTTTAAAAGTAATGTTAAATATGGAACTAAATTTGATAAAATAAATAAATTTGCTGTTAAAATAACTGACCAAATTAATGAAAATAAAATTGAACTTCTTGTTTTAAAAGAATTAACAAAAAAAGTAATAGAATTAAAATGTCCTCATTTTCCTATTAATTATGGTTCATTAGAATGTAATTCTACACCTAAACCTAAAATATCAGATGATTATTTAGTTGTTAAAGGAAAACAAGGAGATAAGAAATTATATCCAAAATTTATAAATAAAAATAGATTATTATATATACAAATAAATGAATTAGCAACAGGTGATTTATATAATAATTTAATTTCTAGAGAAAATAAAGATTTGCCAAATTCATTTGTTCAAATTCTTTTATCAATGATGTTTTTTCATAAATATATAAATGCACATCATTCAGACACTCATGAAGGTAATTTTCTTTATCATAAGATTAAACCAGGTGGTTATTTTCATTATAATTTATATGGAACTGATTATTATTTAGAAAATAAAGGTTATTTATGGGTAATATGGGATTTTGGTTCTATAACACCATTTCAAAATAGCAAACAAATAAATAATAATAAATTTGGGGAAGTATATACAAAATTAAAAATTGTATATGATTATTTAAATTTAATAGATAGATTAAATAAATTCACTGATTTATTATCACCTGAATTTATAAATATTTGTAAATTATTAAAAGAAGAAGTATTTGCACCATATAATAAACAATATAATTTTGAATATGATGTTAATTTATTTAAAAAATTAGATGTTGAAATTTTAGAATTTTTAGTTAAAAATGTTAAATCTTTTAGAACTAAAAAACCATCCGATATTATAAATAAAACTCCTTATATAATTAGATAAAAAATGCCAAAATTAACTAAAAAAGAGATTTGCGATAAGTGGCTTATTAATAAAACAATTAATCCTAAAACTTCTCGCAAAATTAAAGAAAATGGAGCTATATATAAAGAACTTGAAAAGAAATGTTCTTTAAATCCCTTAAATCAAAAAGAGATTTGCGATAAGTGGCTTATAAATAAAACTATCAATCCTAAAACTTCTCGCAAAATTAAAGAAAATGGGGCTGTATATAAGGAACTTGAAAAGAAATGTTTAATAAAATCAGTAGTTAATTCAGAAACAAAGAAAAAAGAAGCAGTCAAAAAAATAAATAAATTATTTCTTCCTTATGTTAAGAGAACATCAGTAAATATTATTGATAGAATTAATTATTATATTATTATTAAAAAATATTTATTATCAATTAAAAATAAAAATAATTGTTTTAAATTATATAATTATGATGAAAAAACTAATAAATCAATTTATAGAATTGGAAAAAATATTATTTTAGATAAAGAAATAGGTTCAGAAGGAATAAATGGAATTGTTTTTTTATCACATTTTAAAAGTAATATTAAATATGGAACAAGATTTGATAAATTAAATAAATTTGCTGTTAAAATAACAAATCAATCAAAAAATAATAAAAATGAAATAAAAATTTTAAAAGAATTAACAAAAAAAGTAATGGAGTTTAAATGTCCTCATTTTCCTATTAATTATGGTTATTTAGAATGTAATGATAATAATGATAAAATATCAGATGAATATTCAATTGTTAAAGATAAACAAGAAATTAAAAAATATTTTCCAAAATTAATAAATAAAAATAAGAAATTATTAATTCAAATAAATGAATTAGCAGCAGGTGATTTAAATAATTATTTAAAAGAAAATAAAGACATATTGAATACATATGTTCAAATATTTTTATCAATATTATTTTTTAATATTTGTATTAATGCATTTCATGCAGATATTCATTTAGGCAATTTTCTTTATCATAAAATAAAACCAGGTGGTTATTTTCATTATAATATTTATGGTAAAGATTATTATTTAGAAAATCAGGGTTATTTATGGGTTGTATGGGATTTTGGATTAATTGAACCATTTCAAAATAGTAAAGAAATAAATAATAATAAATTTGGAAATATTTATACAGAAGAACCAATTACTTATGATTATAATAATATATTTAGAATGTTTGATTGGGCAGAAGAATATTTAACAAAAGATTTCCTTAATATTAATAATTTATTATTGAAAGATGTAATAAATAAATATAAAAAAGAATTTAATTTCAGTTTATACAAACAATTATCAATTGAAATTTTAGAATTTTTAGTTAAAAATGTTTCATCTTTCACAACAATTAAACCTTCAAATCTTATAAATAAAACTCCTTATATAATTAGATAAAATGCCAAAATTAACTAAAAAAGAGTTATGTGATATATGGTTAAAAAATAAAACTATCAATCCAGAAACTTCACGCAAAATTAAAGAAAATGGAGCTATATATAAGGAACTTGAAAAGAAATGTTCCTTAAATCCTTTAAATCAAAAAGATATTTGTGATATATGGTTAAAAAATAAAACAATTAATCCAATAACATTACGCAAAATTAAAGAAAATGGGGCTGTATATAAGGAACTTGAAAAGAAATGTTCCTTAAATCCCTTAAATCAAATAAAAGAAATTAAAACATCATCAGATAAATCTTTTAAAACAGCTAGAACATCATTTTCAAAATCAGAGAATTCAGAAATAAAGAAGAAAGAAGCAGTTAAAAAAATACATAAATTATTTCTTCCTTATGTTAAGAGAACAACAGTAAATATTATTGATAGAATTAATTATTATACTATTATGAAAAAATATTTATTATCAATTAAAGAAACAAAAAATTGTGTAAGATTATATAATATTGATGAAAAAACAAAAAAACCAATTTATAGAATTGGAAGAAATATTATTTTAGATAAACAAATAGGTTCAGATAGTGCATATGGAATTGTTTTTCTATCTCATTTTAAAACTAATATTAAATATGGAACTAAATTTGATAAATTAAATAAATTTGCAGTTAAAATAACAAATCAATCAAAAGATAATAAAAATGAAATAAAAATTTTAGAAAAATTAACAAAATTAGTTATTGATTTTAAATGTCCTCATTTTCCTATTTCATATGGTTCAGTGAGATGTAATAATTCTAGAGTTAAAAGTAATAATTCTGATGAATATTCAATAGTTAAAGATAAACATAAAGTTAAAAAATTATTTCCAACTTTAATAAATAAAAATAAATCATTATTAATACAACTTAATGAATTAGCATTTGGTGATTTAGATAATTATTTATTAAATAAACAAAATATAGATAAATTAAATACTATTTCTCAAGTTTTATTATCAATTATGTTTTTTCATTATTATACAAATACTTATCATTGTGATACTCATACTGGCAATTTTCTTTTTCATAAAATTAAACCTGGTGGTTATTTTCATTATAATATTTATGGTAAAGATTATTATTTAGAAAATCAAGGTTATTTATGGGTAATATGGGATTTTGGATTAGTACAATCATTTGCTGAAAATGATAATATAAAAATTAATTATGATTATTCATATACATTAAATGCATTAAATTATTATATAGATAAATTTACAATAGATGAATATAATATTATAAAATTATTAATAAAAACAATAATAAATAAATATAATAATGTTTATGATTATAAATTATTAAAAAATATTGATAAAGAAATATTAAATTTTTTAATTAAAAATGTTTCATCTTTCACAACTATAAAACCATCAAATATTATAAATAAAACTCCATATATAATTGGTACTACTGAAAAATCTTATTTTAGTAATTTATTTAGTTATATTAAAAATGATTTTTTAAATAAAAATCCTGATATAATTAGATAAAATGCCTAAATTAACTAAAAAAGAATTATGTGATAAATGGTTAAAAAATAAAACTATCAATCCAGAAACTTCTCGCAAAATTAAAGAAAATGGAGCTGTATATAAGGAACTTGAAAAGAAATGTTCCTTAAATCCCTTAAATCAAAAAGATATTTGTGATAAATGGTTAAAAAATAAAACTATCAATCCAGAAACTTCTCGCAAAATTAAAGAAAATGGCACTGTATATAAGGAACTTGAAAAGAAATGTTCCTTAAATCCCTTAAATCAAATAAAAGAAATTAAAATATCATCAGATAAATCATTTAAAACAGCTAGAACATCATTTTCAAAATCTGAGAATTCAGAAACAAAAAGAATTAATGCAGTCAAAAAAATACATAAATTATTTATTCCTTATGTTAATAGAATATCAGCTAATATTATTGATAGAATTAATTATTATATTATTATGAAAAAATATTTATTAACAATTAAAGAAAATAATAATTGTGTGAGATTATATAATATTGATAAAGATACAAAAAAACCAATTTATAGAATTGGAAATAAAATAATATTAGATAAACAACTTGGAGAAGTAAGCACATATGGAATTGTTTTTTTATCACATTTTAAAACTAATATTAAATATGGAACAAGATTTGATAAATTAAATAAATTTGCTGTTAAAATAACAAATCAATCAAAAGATAATAAAAAAGAAATTAAAGTTTTAAAAGATTTAACAAAATTAGTTATTGATTTTAAATGTCCTCATTTTCCTATTTCTTATGGTTCATTTAAATGTAATAATTCTCAGATAAAGAGTGATAATTTAGATGATTATTCAATTATAAAAGATAAACATAAAAATAAACAACTTTTTCCATATTTAATAAATAAAAATAAATCATTATTAATTCAAATAAATGAATTAGCATCTGGTGATTTTAGTAAATATTTATTAACTGAAAAAAATACTGATAAATTTAATACTATTTCTCAAGTTTTATTATCTATTATGTTTTTTCATTATTATACAAATACTTATCATAATGATGCACATACTGGCAATTTTCTTTTTCATAAAATTAAACCAGGTGGTTATTTTCATTATAATATTTATGGTAAAGATTATTATTTAGAAAATAAAGGTTATATGTGGGTAATATGGGATTTTAGTTTATTAAAACCATTTACTTTAAAAAATAAATATGGTCGCACTTATACAAATATTAGAATTAATTATGATTATTCATATATATTAAATTCATTAAATTATTATAAAGATAGATTTACAACAAATGAATATAATTTTATAGAATTATTAATACAAACAATAATAAATAAATATAATAATGTTTATGATTATAAATTATTAAAAAATATTGATAAAGAAATATTAAAATTTCTAATTAAAAATGTTTCATCTTTTACAACTATAAAACCATCCAATATTATAAATAAAACTCCTTACATAATTGGTAATTTAACTAAATCATCACCACCATCATCAATATCATCAATATCATCACAACCACCACCAAAAGTTAAAAAATCTTATTTTGGTAATTTATTTAGTTATATTAAAAATGATTTTTTAAATAAAAACCCTGATATTATTAGATAAATGCCAAAATTAACTGAAAAAGATATATGCGATAAATGGCTCAAAAATAAAACTATTAATCCAGAAACTTCTCGCAAAATTAAAGAAAATGGCACTGTATATAAAAAACTATTAAAAAAATGTTCCTTAAATCCCTTAAATCAAAAAGAGATTTGTGATAAATGGTTAAAAAATAAAACAGTTAATCCAGAAACATTGCGTAAAATTAAAGAAAATGGGACTATATATAAAAAATTAGCTAAAAAATGTTTAGTTAAATCAGATAAATCATCAGAAATATCATCTATAAATAAAATGGATATATCACCTCCAAAAAAATCAATAGTTAATTCAGAAACAAAAAAAATTAATGCAGCCAAAAAAATACATAAATTATTTATTCCTTATGTTAAGAGAACATCAGTAAATATAATTGATAGAATTAATTATTTTATTATTATGAAAAAATATATATTATCAATAAAAGAAAAAAATAATTGTTTAAGATTATATAATTATGATAAAAAAAATAAAGAAATAACTTATAGAATTGGAAGAAATATTATTTTAGATAAACAAATAGGAACTAAAAGTGTATATGGAATTGTATTTTTATCTCATTTTAAAACTAATATTAAATATGGAACAAGATTTGATAAATTAAATAAATTTGCTGTTAAAATTACAAGTCAATCAAAAGATAATAAAACTGAAATTAAAGTTTTAGAAGATTTAACAAAATTAGTTATTAATTTAACATGTCCTCATTTTCCTATTAATTATGGTTCATTAAAATGTAATAATTCGAATATAAAAAGTGATAATTCAGATGATTATTCAATTGTAAAAGATAAACATAAAGATAAAAATTTATTACCTTATTTTGTTGTTAATAAAAATATATTAATTCAAATAAATGAATTAGCTTCAGGTGATTTACATAGTTTATTGATGCAATTTCAGAAAACTAATATTTATAATATACTAACAAATATTTTAATTTCATTAATGTTTTTTCATAAATATACTAATTGCTATCATGGTGACCCTCATAGTGGTAATTTTCTTTATCATAAGATAAAACCAGGTGGTTATTTCCATTATAATATTTATGGTAAAGATTATTACTTAGAAAATATTGGTTATTTATGGGTAGTATGGGATTTTGGATTAATAAAACCTTTTACAGAAAATAATAAATATGGAAAAACTGAATATAATGTTCCAATAAATTTTGATTATATTTATATATTAGATACAATAAATTATTATATTAGATCATTTACACCAGAAGAACAAATAACTATTAAAACATTAAGAAAATCAATTATTCAAAAATATGATAAAATACCTGATTATAATTTATTTAAATATATGAATAAAGAAATATTAAATTTTTTACTTGATAATGTTTCATCATTTACTAATATAAAACCTTCTAATGTTATTAATAAAAATCCTTATATAATTAGATAAAATGTTAAAAAAAAAAGTTTATGATATTTCAAAAAAAGATAAAATATTAACACATGATATTAAACGTTCATATTTTAATATTATTGACCGTATTAATTATTTATTATTAATAAAACAATATTTATCATCAATTAAAGAAACTAATAATTGTATGAGATTATATAATTTTGATGAAAATACTAATAAACCAATATTTAGAATTGGAACTAAAATTATATTAGATAAACAAATTGGAACTGAAAGTAGATATGGTATTGTTTATTTAGCACATTTTAAAACTAATATTAATTATGGTTCTAGATTTAATAAAATAAATAGATTTGCTGTTAAAATAACAAATCAATCAATTTATAATAAACTTGAAATAGATATTTTAAATAAATTAACAAAATTAGCTATTAAATTAATATGTCCTCATTTTCCTATTTCATATGGTTTATTAGTATGTAATAATTCTCATATAAAAAGTAATAATCCGGATGATTATTCAATTGTAAAAGATAAACATAATTATAAATTTCTTTTTCCAAAATTAATAAATAAAAATAAGAATTTATATATTCAAATAAATGAATTAGCTTCAGGTGATTTACATAGTAATTTATTATCTCAAGAAAATAAAGATATATTAAATACTATTGTTCAAGTTTTATTATCAATTATGTTTTTTCATAATTATATTGGTTTTTATCATTGTGATACTCATACTGGTAATTTTCTTTATCATAAGATAAAACCTGGTGGCTATTTTCATTATAATATTTATGAAAAAGATTATTATTTAGAAAATAAAGGTTATTTATGGATAATATGGGATTTTGGATTAGTTCAAAATTTTAATAATATACCAATAAATTATGATTTTAATTATTTATTAACTAGATTAAATAAATATAATGAACTTGATAATTATCATATATTTGATAATAATACAATTAATACTATTTTAATGTTATCTAATACTATAATTAATAAATATGATAAAATATATGATTCAAGATTATTAATGAGTATTAATAAAGAAATATTAAATTTTTTACTTAAAAATGTTTCATCTTTTACAACTACAAAACCTTCCAATATTATAAATAAAATTCCTTATATAATTAGATAAAAATGTTTAATAAAAAAGAAATTTGTGATAAATGGCTAAAAAATAAAACTATCAATCCAGAAACTTCACGCAAAATTAAAGAAAATGGAACTGTATTTAAGGAACTATTAAAAAAATGTTCCTTAAATCAAATAGAAAAGAAAGAAAATAAAGATATTTATCTAAAAAATTATATATCATCCATCAAACATAAAAATAATTGTTTAAAATTATATAAGAAGATAAATAAAACCCTTATATATAAAATTGGTAATGATATAATATTAGATAAAATTCTTGATAAATCAGGAATTGTTTTTTTGGGACATTATAATCATTATAATTTTACAGTTAAAATATTAGAACAAAATACAATTAATAATTATGAATTATTAATATTAAAAGAATTAACAAAAAAAGTTATTGAATTAAAATGTCCGCATTTTATTTTTAATTATGGTTATCTAAAATGTGTTAAATTAAATATTCCAACTGATGAAACAAAATATTATCCATCAATTATAAATAAAAATAATAATCTATATTTTCAAATTAATAAATTAGAATCAGGTAATTTAAATAATATCTTAAAATTATTTCATGATAATAATGATAATGTCAAGATATTATTAAATACTTTAATACAATTATTATTTTCTATAATGTTTTTTCATAAATATATTAATGCTTTTCATTGTAATACTCATTGTAATAATTTTCTTTATCATAAAATTAGGTCTGGTGGTTATTTCCATTATAATATTTATGGTAAAGATTATTATCTTGAAAATATTGGCTATTTATGGGTAATGTCTGATTTTAATTCTATTAAACCTTTTATTGATAGTAAAGAAATTAATAATAATAAATTTGGTAATTTAATTTCATTTATACCAGCAATAACTGATTATGAAATATTGATAAATGAATTACTAAAATATCAAGATACATTACCTAATATTATAAAAAATATAATTATTGAAATTAAAATAAAAGTTTTCAATAAATATAATAAAAATGTTAATTCTTTTTTATTACAATCAATTGATAATGATATATTAAATATTTTAATAAAATTTATACCTACTTTAACTACTATTAATAATCCTTCAAAAATTATTAATAAAACTCCTTTTATAATATTAGAAACTAAATAATAAAAATGGATAAAAAACCATTATTAAATAAAGAATTATGTAAAAAATGGATTGATAATAAAAATATAAATCCTATTACTTCAAGAAAAATTACAGAAACAGGAGCTGTTTTTAAAAACCTAAAAAAACAATGTCATAAAATCTTAAATATTAATCATGATAAAAAGAATGATAATGATGATAAGAATGACAATGATAAAAATAATGATAATGATGATAAGAAAAAACAAAAGAAAATAATAATAACAGATGAATTATGTAAAAAATGGATTGAAAATAAAAATATTAATCCTATTAATAATAAAAAAATACGTAAAAATGGAAGTATATATAAGGAATTTTATAAACATTGTTATGAAAAATTAAATACAAATGAAGAAAAAGCAGTAAATAAAATTAAAAAAATATTTACACCATTTATAAATAGAGTATCTGCAAATATTATTGACCGTATTAATTTTTTTATTATGATTAGAAAATATATTATTTTAATTCAAAAGAAAAATAAAAATATTTGTATGAGATTATATAATTTTGATAAAAAAACTAATTTACCTATTTATAGACTTGGCAATAAAATTATCTTAGATAAACAAATTGGCTCAAAAAGTGCTTATGGTATTGTTTATTTAGCACATTATAAATATGATATTAATTATGAAAATAAATATAATAAATTAAATAAATTTGCTATTAAAGTAATTAATTATTCTGAAAATAATCAAATGGAATATAAAATTTTAACTGAAACAACTAAACAAGTTATATTATTAAATTGTCCTCATTTTCCTATTACTTATGGATTATTATCATGTGATAATAAACATATCAAAAGTAATTATGAAACTCCAATTATTCAAAAAATAAATAAAGTAGATATTGCAAATATTAAAAATTATCCTGATTTAATTAATAATAATGTATCTTTATATTTTCAAATTAATGAATTAGCAAATGGTGATTTTATTAATTTTAAAGTTAATTATTATAATAATAATATTTATTTATCAAATGCTATAGCACAAATTTATCTGTCATTAATGTTTTTTCATAAATATATTAATGCTTTTCATAATGATGCTCATAGTGGTAATTTTCTTTATCATAAAATTAAACCAGGTGGTTATTTTCATTATAATATTTATGGTAAAGATTATTATCTTGAAAATATTGGATTTCTATGGGTTATATGGGATTTTGGATTAGTTCAACCTTTTAAAAATAGTAAATTAATTAATAATAATAAATTTGGAAAATATAAGAAAAAAATTAAAATTAATTCTGATTATTTTAGACCTATCTCAAAAATAATTGATAACTATTTTTTATTTAATTCTAATTTTACTAAAATATTATTTGAAATTAAAAAAATATTAGATAAATATGCTAATAATACTGATATTTCATTATTACCAGAAATTAATAATTATATTTTAAATATTTTAAATAAAGATGTATCTACATTTACTACTATAAAACCAAATAATATTATAAATAAAAAACCATATATTATATAGAATAAATATATGTCTAATACGAAATGCAAACCTCCCATATGTGAATATTCAATTGCTAGAGAAAAATGCATAAAACCAAATCCATATATTCAATTTATATCAAAATGTTCAAGAGAAAATATCCCTTTTTCATCATGTGTTAATTCATATAATTTAAATAAAAAAAAAGCATCCGAAAAAGCATGTGATTATTATAAAGAATATTTACTTCATAATAAAGAAAAATCTAAAGAAAAACTTAAAAAAGCACCTAAAAAAGAACCTAAAGAAAAACCTAAAAAAGAACCTAAAGAAAAACCTAAAAAAGAACCTAAAGAAAAACCTAAGAAAGAAATTAAAGAAAAACCTAAGAAAGAAATTAAAGAAAAACCTAAAAAAGAACCTAAAGAAAAACCTAAAGAAAAACCTAAAAAAGAACCTAAAACAGAAATTAAAACAAGAGGAAGACCGCGAAAAAAAATATCACCAATACCATCTCCAATAAAATCATCAATTAAATTTCCAAGTTCTTTATCATTTGAAATACCTTCAAATAAATCAATAAGAAAAACTTCATCATCTATAAAACCTATTAAAGAAATTAAAAGAAGTTCAAGTAAAACTTTTAATATTAGTGATAGTTTTATTAGTGCAAATGATTATTCTCATTTAAAAAAATCACAAAAAACTACATCATCCATTATTACTCCATCTAATCCATCATCATTATCAAAATCATTTAAAACAGGAAAAACAGAACAAACTTCATCATCTTCAAAATCATTTAAAACAGTACCATCATCTTCAAATTCATTTAAAACAGTACCATCATTAAATTCAACATCATTTAAATCATTAAAAACAATAAAAACAAAAACACCAAGTGATATTGTTTATGATATTAAAGAAATTCAAAATGAAAATAAAGAACTTGAAGAAAAATTAAGAGCATTAATAAATAAAAAATCATTAACTAGTTCTGAAAAAAAAAGAATAAATGCTGAAAAAATAGGTAAATTTATATTACCTATAATTGATAGAATATCAACTATAAATAATCGTATTAAATATTATAAAATTTTACATAAATATATTTCATCAAGAAATAAATATCCAAATAATTGTTTAAGATTATATAAATATGATGAAAATGATAATCCTATTTATAGAATTGGAAATCGCATTATATTAGATAAAAAAATAGGTTCTAATTCTAAATATGGAGCGGTATTCTTATCTTATTATAGATTAACTAATAAAAAATTTGGAAAAATATTTAAATTTGCTACAAAAATAAGTGATGCGTCTCGACATAGAAATATAGCAGAATATACAATTCTAAAAGATTTAACAGATATTACAATTGCAAATAAATGTCCTCATTTTCCTATTTCTTTTGGAAAATTTATTTGTAATTCTCAAAATATTAACGATGTTAAAAGTAATATTTATTTAAGTGATAAAAATCATTCATTTGTAAGACAATCATCCGAATCATTTAAATCTTTATTAAATGATTTACCTGAAAATATTTATGGTAAAAATAAAATAATAATAACTATAAATGAACTTGCAGAAGGCGATTCATATCATTTTATTAAAAAACATTATTTAAATGACAAAATATTATTTAATTCATTAATTCAAATATTATTATCAATAATGTTTTTTTATAAATATATTAATGCATTTCATCATGATACTCATAGTGGCAATTTTCTTTATCATAAAATTAAACCTGGTGGTTATTTTCATTATAATATTTATGGCAAAGATTATTATCTTGAAAATATTGGATTTTTATGGGTAATATGGGATTTTGGTTTAATTAATCCATTTCCAAATAGTTTATTAATTAATAATAATAAATATGGTCAAACATATGAAAATACTTTAATTATTTATGATTATTTTAGAATAATTAAAGATGGATTTATAAATGAAAAAAATCATGGAGATATGAATGATGCTTATCAATTTTCTGATTATTTTACATTTATTATTACTAAATTATATGATAAATTACATGATTCATCATATATTAGTAATACTGATATTAAAGCTTTACCTTCTTTAAATAAAGAATTACTTAAAATTTTAACAATTAATATATATTTTAATACTTTTAAAACATCATTAAATGCAGATGATAAAATTATAAATGCAAATAGTCCTTATTATATTTAGAATTTAATTATTTTTCTATATTTTTTTAATAAAAAATGATATTAATTTATATTATTATTTATTATAAAGTTTAACCAAAACAATGTCATCTACTATTACTTGCAATTTAAATTGTATTTGTATTAATTCAGATTGTTTATATAATCATTATATTACTTATAAAGATAGAAAAGTTGTTAAAAAATTTTATGATGAAATTTCTAATAAAATGAAAGATGAACCAAAACCTGAAACTCGTAAAAAAAATTGCACATTTGGACAATTATGCGATAAAGAAACATGTGGATTTAGACATCGTTTATCATTTGCTAATCGTGAAAAATTAATTGTATCATATAAATTTAATAAAATTTGTCCTGCTACAACTGAAACAACTAATAAATCTTCAAATAAAAATGAAATGACTAAAAATAAATCTTCACAAAATTTATATTTATCATTGGATGATACTGATGATGATATTAATGATGATATTAATGATAATGTTAATGTTAATGAAGAAAAAGAAACTAAAGAAGAATTAATAAAATCAACAAGTGCTATTAAAACATGGGTTGATGCTGTTAATAATACTAAAGTAAATGTTGAAGTTTCTTCATTAAAATGGGAAGATATGGCAGATGAAGATTTTTACATGACTTTCAAATAAAAAATATTTTTTTTTAATATTATTTATAATAGAAATCATAAATAATATAAATGGCAGATGATGAAGAAATTAGATTAATAAAATTATTCAAACAAGATACGGATATTGCAGATATATTATGTAATAGAATGAAATTTTATATATATACTGAAATTATTGATTGTATTCAAAATTTAAAAGATGAAGATTTAAAAAAATTTAATATAATATGCGTAAATTATGATAAAGATTTTATAAAAAAAAAAGATGACAAAATAAAAATTTTTAAAGGTGTACATTATATTGAAGCAGATATAACATTTTATAATATTGATTATATTTCATTCATTTATAATAAAAATATTAAATTAATAATTGATTTAAATACTACTAATACAATTTTATTATTATCAAATTATAATAATTATATTAAAGATATTAATGACATAATAGAAAAAATTAATAATAATAAAAAATATTTAAAATATTTAAAAATAATATTAAAATCAATATTTTTAACTAATTATATAGATATTAATAATATATATGCAATAACTTGCATAAATATTTATTTATTTAAAATGAATATTTATAATGAAAATAAAGATAAATATAAATATAATGAAAATGATAAAATTAATATAATACTTACATTATTAGCAAGATTAACTTTATTAACAAATGTATTTTATTTAAATAATTATACAAACTATTTAGGTATAACATTTAATAAAGATGCTAGTAAAGATAATATAAGTGATAATTTAATTGATATTTTTAAAAAAATAATCAGTAATATAACATATGAAAAATTTAAAGAATTTAAAAAATTATGTTATATAACAGAACCTTCAAATGAAGAAGATGAAATTAATTTTATAAATGAAGATGATACATTTGTTGAATATAATTTTAAGGGTGGAAAATCACCTGATGATTTTTTAGATAAAAGTAAATTATATCTAAATGATCCAACTTATTTATTAAATTATATACCAATGAATAATAGTAAAAGAAATAAATTAACTGAATTTATTCAAAAAGAAATAGATAAAATAGATAAAATTGATAAATAATTTATTATATATTTATAAATAATAGAAATCATTTATTATGGAAAAGAAAAAAAATGAAATAACATATATAAAATTTAATAATAGTAAAATTGAATATTTATTAAATAATATGAAAATAAAAATATTATTAGAAATATTAAATTTTATTACAAAAGATAATATTAAAGATTTTTATATATTATTTTTATTTTTTAATAAAGATACTAAAGATACTAAAGATGCTAAAGATGCTACTAAAGATACTACTAAAGATTATATTAAAAAAATGTATATTGAACAATATAAAGATGATTATAATGATATATTAAGTGAATTTGATTATATTATATTTATTATATTATTTAGAATATCTATTGATAATATATCTTCAGTTAGTGATGTTATTATTAATAGAAAAATAGATGAAATAGTAGATAGTTATATTAATAATAATAATTCAAAACTTAATACATATTATAAAAATATAGTAAAAATATACATAAAATATTATGAAATGCAATATAATTTAACTAAAACAACTGATGAATATAAAAATAAAATATATTTAGAAACAATAAAAATAATAAAATATTTATTTTTAACTACTTATATAGATATTAATAATACATATGCATTATATTGTATTAATATTTATTTATATTATATGAAAAAATTTACAAATGATAATAAAGATGATACTATAAATATAAATAATAAAAAAAGAGAAATACTTGTATTATTAGCAAGATTATTATTACAAACAAATACATTTTATTTAAATAATTATACAAACTATTTACAAATAAACTATAAAAATGATGATAAATCTTTAAAAAATAATGAAAGTATTTTAAAAGAAATAACATCTAAAATTTCTTTTAATGATTTTATTGAATTAAAAGAAAAATTTTATGAAGATAATACAAATTGTACAAATTATAAACAAATTATTTTTAAAACTCGTACAACAAATATATTATTTCATAAATTATTTAAAAAAGGTGGTGATAATTTTACATTAAAAGACCCAACATATATATTACATTATATACCAATGAATAATTGCAAAAGAAATAAATTAATAAAATTTATTAAAGAAAACTTAAAATAAATATTTCTATTTATAAATAATAGAAAACATTTTTATTTTTTATAATGAGTGATGATTATAAAATTTCACTCATTGATTTAAATAATGATACGATTGAATTTTTATGTAATAAAATGAAAATTAAAATATATTTAGAAATTATTAATTTTATTAATAAAGATAATAATTATGAATATTTTAAACTATTATTTATAAATTTTATTAAAGAATTTAAAATAATAAAAGATTTTTTATATATAAGTACTAATATATATATAAACAATTCGTTTGAGTTAAATTTGGATGATGATAATGAATTATCATCACTTATTACTAAAATAGAAGTATATAATTTATCAATAGATGATGATACAATTAAAAAAAATATAAATTATTATAAAAAATATAATAATTTAGAATATATTATATTTTTAATATATCATGATTATATTATTAATACTTACCAAACAGATACAAATTACTATAAATTACCTTCAATAATAAATAAATATATTTTAAAAGATGTTAATAATTATTATGCAAATGATTCTTTATATTATATATATACATATATAAAAATTAATGAAAAAATTAGTAAAGAAACTTATTTATTACATATGAATAAAATAATACAATGTATATTTTTAACTAATTATATTGATATTAAAAATACATATGCAATAACTTGTATAAATATTTTTTTATATAAAATGTATATATTAAATGAAAATAAAACACTAGATGAAAATAAAAAAAAAGAAGAAAAAGCAAAAATAATACTTACATTATTATCAAGATTATTATTACAAACAAATACATTTTATTTAAATAATTATACAAATTTTTTACGTATAAAATCCCCTAATATTGCAACTACTTCTCCATTATCAGATGTTGAAACTACTTCTCCATTATCAGATGTTGAAACTACTTCTTCATCATCAGATGTTGAAACTACTTCTTCATCATCAGATGTTGAAACTACTTCTCTATCATCAGATGTTGAAACTACTTCTCCATCATCAGATGTTCCAACTACATATCCTTTACCTATTCCTTCTGAAATATATATTCATGAAGATGATATTTTATCTACTCAAATTAATATAAAATTATTGCAAGATATTGAACATATTCCATATAGCAATGAACGAATTTTAGTAATAATTACTAATTATTTAAAAGAAAAATATAATAATGAAGAATGGAATAATACGACAATACAAAAATTTTTTAAATTAATAAATGAAAAAATTAATATTGATAATATATCTATATTATCACAAATATGTTTAATAATTATTTTAATTTTATATATTTTATATTTTAAAACTAATTTTAACATATTAGATGATTTATTTTTAAATTTACAAAATTTAAAATTAGATTTAGAAAAATTATTTTATAAAATAAATAAAAAAAAAATTAATGATGAATTATATATTGAATTAATTATAAATATTAGACATATATATGATTATATAATTGATTATAAACAAGTTAATATTAACAGTAAAAATACTTTATTTAAATATTTAGATATAATTCTTAAAATATTAGATAAAATAATTGATGATAAAAAAGGAGGAACAACAACAAAACCATTAACTAATTTTATAGATATTTTTAAAAATTTATTAAATCAAATAACAGATTTTAATAAATTTATTGCTTTTAAAAATAAATTATATGATTATAATAATTGTGATAAAATTGAAGAAATTAATTTTATTGATGATCCAACTACTACTAAATTAACATTACCAACAATGGGTGGTTCATTTATAATTGAAGATATTGAAGATAAATTAACTTTAAATGATCCAACTTATTTATTAAATTATATACCAATGAACAATTGTAAAAGAAATATGTTAATGAAATTTATAGAAAAAGAACTTGAAGAAATATAATTATATTTTTATTTCTATTTATAAATAGAAATAATGGCTGGAAATTATATAAATTATATCAAAGATATACAATCTGAAGAAATTAGCGAAACAATATGTAATAATATGAAAATATATATTTTTCTTGAAATTTATGATTTTATAATAAAAGATGATAATTATGAATATTTTAAAATATTATTTTTTAATTTTATTAAAAAAATAAAACCAATTAAAGAATTACTTTATATTAATGATGAATATTATCGTAATTCTACTACTAATATAGAAAATTTAGATAATAAAATATTACTAGATAAATTATTAGAAAATATAGATAAAAATGATTATTATAAAATTTTAATAAAAGAATTACATGAGATTATATCTACTAATAGTTCATTATCAATAGATTTTAATACTTATGATAAATATAAAAATATATATTATAATAAAAAATTAGGTGAATTTGATTATATTACATTTTTAATTATATATGAACTTTTAAATCAAAATGATACAACTCGTAATGATAATAAAATTATATTAAAATATTATACAAATAATATTAACAATTTATTAAATGTATATTATTTATTATATTTAAATTTTAATAAAATTTATAATAAAGAACAATATTTATCACATATAATAAAAATACTTAAATGTGTATTTTTAACTAATTATATTGATATTAAAAATATATATGCAATAACTTGCTTAAATATATATTTATATGAAATTGATGAATTAAATACAAAAGATAAAAAAGAAAAAGAAATATATAATGATAAAAAAGCACAAATAATACTTAAATTATTAGCAAGATTATTATTAGTAACAAATACATTTTATTTAAATAATTATACAAATACTTTAATTAGAAATTATGATACTTCATCTATAAATAATTTTATAAAAATTTTTAACACTATAATATCAAAAGTAGAATTAAATAATTTCTTTGATTTTAAAAAATCATTTTATGATGATACTAAATCATGTACTGATGATAAACCAATTGAATATATATTAGATGAAGATATTATAATAACAAATAAATTTCATCAGGATTTAATAAGAGGTGGTCAATTATTAGATATTGAAAATTATGAAGATGAATTAACAATTAATAATCCTACTTATTTATTAAATCATACACCAATGAATTATTGTAAATTGATGAAATTAAATGAATTTATAGATAAAGAATTAGATAACATTGAATAATTAAAATAATTGAAAAAGTTAGGTATGGCTACTAAAGTTAGAAATATTGATATAATTAAAAATACAATTTTTATTTCAATTGCAAGTTATAGAGATGATGAATGTGAAAATACAATAAAATCATTATTTGAAAATGCTAAATATAAAAATAATTGTTATGTTGGTATTTGCGAACAAAATAATTTTAATATTGATAAAGATTGTTTAATTAATAATGAATGGAAATGTAATATTAGTATTATTCGTATTCCATATTTTGAAGCTAAAGGACCAACATTTGCACGATATTTATGTTCAGGATTATGGAATGGAGAAGAATATTATTTACAGATTGATAGTCATTCAACATTTATAAAAGATTGGGATGAGAAATTAATAAATATGATTAATGAAATTAAAAATAGACAATTATCACTAAAACCTGTATTAAGTCATTATCCAATTGATATAATTAAAAAGAATGATAATACAACAGATATACCTCATATTTTTAGTGCTGAATATAATAATAATGGGATATTAGTATTAAGCACAGCGGTTTATACTAATACAAATAATGATTATAAAAAATCTTATTTTATGAGTGCTGGAATGTTTTTTTGTGAATCAAAATTTTTAAATGAGATACCATTTGACCCTACATTAGATTATTTATTTGAAGGTGAAGAAATATTAACATCTGTAAAATTTTATACAAATGGATGGGATGTTTTCACTCCTAAAGAAAATATAATATTTCATGAATATGGTAGAGAAAATAAACCAAAATATTTTATAGATAATAAAAAAACTTTTAATGCAACAAAAGCTCAATTAAGAGTAAAAAAATTATTAGATATTAATGATAATGATAATGATAATGATGAAAAATATGGATTGGGTAAAGTTAGAACATTAAAAAGTTTTTATTCAAATGCTACAATTTTATCTAAATCCAATAATTATTCTAAATTATCTACAAATAATAATTTTATTATTATATTAGCAATTCTAATATTATTAATAATTATAATAATATGTTTATTCATAAAGTAAATAAATAAAAAAATGAAATTTATATTATTTTTTTATATATAAAGCACAATGGAAGGTTGCTTATATAGAAAATGTGATAATAAGTATTATTTGATTAATACAATTGCTACATACAATTATATAGCAGTCGAGTTTGAGACATTCATCAGTTGTTTTATACAAAATGAAAATTTTGATATAAAATATGAATTGATTGATTTCAATTCTTATAATGTTAAGATGCTATTGGACAATTATGAAGAATTTCAAGAGTTTATTGATTATAGTAATTTAGATGATTTTAACACTATTACTTATAATCAAAAAATTTATATTATTAAGAATTGGAAAGACGTATTTAATTTCGTTGCTGGTCGCATTTAAATTTCCTATAGTTCTTAATATAACTATGTCATTATCTAATTCAAGTTTTGGCATTTATAAGAAAGTTCCATTAAATATATTTCAATGTTATAATAAACAATTATTAAATAATGAAATAAATAATAATATTAAAAGTATTAAAGATTATAATCCAGAATTTAATTATTTTTTATTTGATGAATTAACTGATTGTAAAAAATTTATTTTTGATAATTATCCTCATTATGTTTTAAAAGCTTATGAACAATTAATACCTATTGAATATAAAAATGATTTGTGGAAATATTGCATTTTATATAAATATGGTGGTATATTTATTGATACAAAATTTTATTGTAATTATAAATTAATAAATTTTATTGATAATAATTTTTTTGCATGTGAAAATGATTATTATTATAATAAATTAATAATTTATTCAGGTTTTATAATTACAAAAGAAAATAACCCAATATTTTTAAGAGCAATTAATACTATTATCAATAATATCAAAAATAATTATTATGGTATTAATGATACATATCCAACTGGCTCAGGATTATTAGGATTAATATTTGCAAATAATCGCCTTAAATCAAATTTAATTTATGATGGTTCAAATATTTTATATAAAAATCATATTATAATGAAAACTTATAATAAAATAGAAAAAAAAGAATATTATAAATTATTATGGTTATCTAAAAACATTTATAAATGCCAAAAAATATTGACATATATATAAACCATCGATTCAAACCTTCATCTCCAAATCGTTATCACGAATGAATTCCGTGAAATCGATATTACACGGAACAGGATTAATTTTTCTCCGTCCATGATAACATTCGCGATATGAAGATGCAATTTTCTTATCGTCAAGTTTATATGCCCTGAAATCATCAGACCAGCAAGTCATTAAGCAAATGATTTCCTTTATGATGTTATTCACATAAACAACGAATAGATTTTTCGATGGATAGAATTTGACCGTCTTAGACTTTGATGCCTTGCGAACATATGGCTCATATAATTCATCTGTTTCAGGGTTGTATTCAGCCTCAAACAGTTCGCCGCCATAGTAATAAGTGTTATCATCAGGTTCAAGATAGAATTGACGTATCATGGTAATTGACCGTAATATTTTACTATTAATCATTAATCATTTTTATTTTTTTTTACTATTATTTTAATACAAATTTATATGTTTAATTTTATTACTATTAATAACTAAAAGTGATAATAGTTTTTTATAAATATTATTACATAACTTTGCAATGAAAGCTATTGTTGTGATTATTGCTTTGTTGAGCATTTTTACTATGATTGAAGCACGTCATCGTTTGGCAATGCCTCGTAATTATCTTAGAAATATCAATAAAGCAATTGTTAATTATTGCGAACTAAAAGCACACAACGTAATTCAAGATGATGAAATCTATTCCTGTTTTAAAAACAAGATGACCACTTGCAATGCACTTCCTAATTTTAGCAAGTTTGATGAAATTCGGTCTAAATGTATAACTGATAAGGGAAGTGATTACGGAATTGGAATTGTCTTGGCAATAATGATTTGGGTTGTTGTTGCCATTTGCGGGTCTCGCTAGATAGTTATGTTTATAATGACAAAGATATGAAAATGTTTTTGTTATTCATATCTTTTTTCTTCTTTTTTTCTTAATAATTTTATAAATTTTTCAACTATTTTATTTTTATTTTTTTTTGATTTTATTGATGAATTTATTGAAGATGCTATAGTTCCTAAATTTGATAATTCTCTTGTTTCATCTTTCATTTCTCTACTATTTTCATCTCTCATTTGTTCTCTTTTTTTATCTTCAATATATATATCATAAATATTATTATCATGTATAAATTTTGCTATATGTGGATGATGTAATGAATTATTTATAATATTAATTCTTATATTTTTATTTCTATATTTTTCATCATCACTACTACTGCTACTGCTACTGCTACTACTACTGCTACTACTATCACTTTCACTATCACTATCGCTACTACTGCTATCACTACCGCCATAATGACTTGAATAAATATAACTTTCTAATGATTCACATTTTGAATTAGATTTATCATTAATAAATTGTCTTATGCAACTTTCATTAAATTTATTTAATCTAAATTCATTTATTTTATTTTTTCTTAATTCATCTATAAATTTTTCCAATGAAATACCTTTAAAATAAACTTTACATAAATCTTCTTTATTATCAATTATTGTTTTTTTTAAAATTGGTTTTCCATCATATGTAAAATAATTAGTATTTGGTATATAATCAGACATTATATCAATTAATTTCTTTAAATCTTTTTCATTATCATGTAAAGTTCTATTTGAAGAAGAAGACATTTATTTATTATATTCTATAATAAAATAATAAAAAATGATTCATAATTTAAATTCATTTTTATAAATGTTCGTTTTTTCTAAAATTATATTTGTTATAATATTATTAATAACACCAACTATTTCAACAATAACAACAAAATATGAAATTATAAATAATAAATGTAAAAATCAAAGTTTATATAAAATCAATAATCAAAGATTATTTAATTGTGTTATTAATGATTTTGATAATTGTCATTATATTGAAAATTATAATGATTATATAAAAATAAAAAATAAATGTATTCAGAATAATTATATTTATGAATATATTAGTAGAGCAATAATTATATATAATTATTTATATTAAACAATAAATATATCATTTTTATCATCAATAAAAATATAAGTATTACTAATTAAAGCAGTCATTATATCCATGATAATAAACATTTTTTTATTATTTTATATAAAGAATTATAAAATATTTTTATATATATTATGAATTTTGCAGTAGCACATGATGGAGGGTTTTTTTCATGTTGTTCTCTGCGATTATATTATTTAATTCTAATTTTTAATAAATATAAACAATTACCTAATATTTATGATACAACTGAATTTTATACATGGTATAAACAAAATACTACAAATGATATTACTTTTAATTATTTTAAACATTATAATGATAATGATATAGAAATTAAACATATTCGTGATATTAATTATCATGAATGTTATCAATATAAAAATTATGCTACTTTAGATTTAGTTTCATTAAATCCATTTATACGTAAATATTTTACACCAAATGATGAAATATTAAAGATACAATCAGAAATAGAGAAAAAATATTCAATTGAACATAATAATATTTGTGTTTTATTTTATAGAGGAAATGATAAAATAACAGAAATATCATTACCATCATTTGATGAATATATTTCAAAAGCAAATGAAATATTAGAAAAAGAACCAAATATAAAATTTTTAATTCAATCAGATGAGACAGATTTTTTAGATAAGATGAAATTAATTTATCCAAATAATATAATTTTTTATGATGAAATAAGACATATGTCAAAACAAAATTCAACAGTTGATAAAGTATATAAAGACCTTAATTATTCATATTCATTAAAATATTTAGCAATTACATTAATTATGAGTAAATGCAAATATATTATATGTAATGCAGGTAATTGTTCTATTTGGATGATATTTTTTAGAAATAATGTTAAAAATGTAACTCAATTTTCTATAATTCATAGATTATAGATTAAAAATTATAAGTATCTTTATTAGTATTATTATCTTCATTATCATCATTATTATCTTCATCTTCTTCATCATCTTCATTAATATCAAAACTATTTTTTTTATGTAATATAGAAGTAATATGTTTAATATATTCTAATAAAAAATAAAAAGTATAATGTTGTGTATCTTTTTTCATTTGAATATTAGTTGGACAATCAATACTTTTTCTAATTTTAGATTTATTATTAATTTTTTTAATAGAATTATATTCATTTTCATTAAAATATTTATGTTTGTAAATTATATTAATTATAAAATCATTTAATAATATTAGCAATGTTTCATTATTATCATCCATTATTAATTATCACTATTATATATATAATTTAATTTATTTTATTTCAAATCCAGAATTAGTAATAATACTTAAATCTAATTCCCATTTAATTTTATTTCTTTCTTTCCAAGTTTTATATGCATCATTAATATGATTTTGTAATTCCTCATCACTGAAATTATTTATTTTTTTAATATGAATATTAATTTTATCTATATTTTTATTTCTTTTTGAATGTCCATAATGAGTTGCATTATGACATAATTTACATAATGCAATTATTCTTACTAATTTTTGTGTTTTAGTTTCTTCATTAAATTCCCATCTTTCATGTGCATCTAAATATTTAAATTTTTTTTTACCACAACATTCACATTTATGATTAACTCTCTCATATATATGATGTCTTATCAAATTCCAATCACAATCATTAAATAATGACCTTACATTTTTAAAATATGATGTTTTAGGTATCATATCAATATATAATTTATTTTCTCCAAATGTTCTATCTTCGCCAATTATTTCAATTTCTTTATAAATATTATATAAAGAACATAATTCATTATCTTCTTCACAATACCATTTTTTTAATTTTGCATCCCATAAAGCACCATAATTTTTAACTATTTTACGGTCTTTATATGGAATATTTAAATAAACAATCATATCACTTCGATTATTCATATTAATTTAATTTTTATATATATAAAAAATGATAATAATAATATTTAAATTTATTTATATAAATGATATATTACAATGAATTAAATAATTTCTTATTTTTATTAGAAAAAGAAATTATTAATAATAATGGTATTATATATGATAAATATGTTTGTGATAAATTATTGGCAACTTTCTTTAAAAAAGCTTTTATCAATAAAAAACTTTCCTTAAATAGGTTTTATGATATAACATATGATAAAGAAACGATTGATAGATTTATTAAAAATCAAGTAATAAAAATAGCATTCAAACATGGAACAGACCATATAAGATTTTATACATTTATTACAAATAATATTAATATCATTGATAAATTAAAAATAGAATTTGAAATAACAATATCAAATGATGAACCACCATTTAAACATAATAATTATATTTGCTATGGTTTATTATTATCAAAAGATGAAAATGAAATAACTATTGATGGTAATAAAAAAATTAAATATTATTATTCAAAAAATACTGGAACTCCATATGATAATATGGATAATTCTATTATTACTAAAAAAATAATAACAGATATCAAAAATAAAACAACACAATATATTAGAGGATTTCATAATAATCATGAAATATTTATAGATATTTATAAAATGATTGGTAATGGTTGGCAAATTAATAATTTACCTTATATAATTACAACAACTATTAAACCTCATGACTGTTGTCCAATATGTTTAGATAAATTTAGTAATACAAAAAAAGAAGTTGCAAATTTATTTGAAAATATTCATAGATTACATTCAAATAATTATCATATTCATCATTTATGCTTAGTAAAATTTTTAGCAACACAAAAAAATGCATTATATTTTAAATGTCCATATCGTTATAAAATAGATTTTAATATATGTAAATATCTTATTGATTATAATAATTGATTTTATAATTATTATCTTAATATTATTTTGTAATTACACATACAAGGATTAAATAAAGTTCTAATATAATCAACAACTTCAATACTATTATCAAATGTATTACATGTATATAAATCCATTGCTACTTTTTTTTCTTCTACAAATGTATGAATTGATAAATGTGATTCACTTAAAACATAAACACCAGTTACTCCGAATGGTTCAAATTGATGTAAAATTTTACCAACAACATTTAAATTAAATTTTTCAACAATTTTATCAAGAATATCAGATACAGTATTTTTAAATTTTAAAGGTTCATTATATTGAATTTCATTTATATCTATAATAATATGAGTTCCTTTATTTATTAATGGGTGTGTTGCAATAGACATTTTAAATTCATATATTTATATATAAATAATATTATAAATAAAGTTTATATAATTTTATTATTAAAAAAATTGAATAAATATATAATATTTATTTAAGTTTAATTAAATAGAAAAATGATTATTGGAGCACATATACCAAAAGAAACTACTGTTATTAAAACAATGGAAAATATAAAAAAAAATGGTGGAAATGCTTTACAATTATTTACAACTAATCCAAGAAGTTTACAAATATCAAATAATGATAAATATTTAAATGAATCACATTTAATTAAAAAATATTGTAATATTAATAAATTTTCTATTATTGTTCATTCTCCATATGCTTTTAATATTGCTAAACCTTTCGTTAATGGTAAAAAAGAATTAGCAATTACTGATACATTATTATTTCATGATATTATGACTGCAAATATTATTGGTGCTATTGGTTATGTAATTCATGTTGGTAAATCAACAACTACATCAATATCAGAAGCATTATTAATAATGAAAAATAATATTAAAAATATTTTGAATGAAATGATGAAACATAATATAAAAACAAAATTAATATTAGAAACTCCTGCAGGACAAGGAACAGAATTATTAAAAGATTTTAATGATTTTATTAATTTCTATTATTCTTTTACAGATGAAGAAAGAGATTTATTTAAATTATGTATTGATACATGTCATGTATGGAGTGCAGGTTATGAATTAAATGAAATATTATCATTAGTTCATGATAAAGATGATATTATTTGTATTCATTTAAATAATAGTAAAAATGGTAAAGGAGCTAAAGTTGATAGACATGAATATTTATTTGAAGGTAAAATACATCCACCATTATTAAAAGAATTTGCGAGTAATTTTATTAATTCAATAATTATTCTTGAAAAACCATCTGATGAATATAAAAAAGAAATTAGTTATATTTCTAATATCTAGTTAATATTTTTTGTCTTGTATTTTCATTAAATAATGCAAGTGCGTTATCATCATTCATTAAACTATTATTATTATGATTAAAAACAGATGTCCATTCTAAATTATCAGGTTCAGTTGATTTAAATATACATGATTTATTAGTTATATACATACTATTTAAATATTTAATATTTTTTCTATTATTATTAATATCTGAATCATCATAATTATTTTTATCTATACATTCAAACTGTTTATTATATAATAAATCATTTTCTGATTTATATTTATTATTTAATTTTGTAATATGGTCACAAGATATATTATAAGACTGTTTAGCAAAATCTAAATCCATAATTATTTTATTTATATATATATAGAAAATTAATGAGTACAAGTCCTAAAGTTATAAATAGAGTTGATAATAAAAGTTTAAATACAATTATAGATGATATATCATCTCATGGATGTATATTATTATATCATTGGAAAGATTGCGGACATTGTCGCAGTTTTATGCCAGTTTGGGATAATTTAAAAGATAAATATGGAAATATAAAACAATTTTATGAAATTGAATTATCAACTATAAGACAAGCTCCAGAAGTTTTTAAATCAATAACAGGATTTCCAACAATAGTTGCTTATGTTGGAAATGGAAGTAATAAAGTTACATTTGAAAAATCAAGAGATATTAAAACAGTATCACAATTTATTGAAGACTATGTTCCTAATTATGATAAACCTAAATCTGAAATCAAACCTAAATCTGAAGTTAAACCTAAATCTGAAGTTAAACCTAAATCTAAATCTAAAAAAGAACCAATAATTAAGAAAAAACGAGGAAGACCTTCTACGTATAAAAATAAAAATAAATAGATTTAAAGATTTTTTTAATATTTGTCATATAATGGATAATTCAGATTTAATTGAAGATATAATAAAAACAGCTAATGAACCAACTGAAGAAGAAATGGATACTTTTAAAAATTTAGTTGCTGATTGGTTTAAATATGATGATGCTATTAGAAAATTAAAAATAGCAATAAGAGAAAGAAAAACATTACAACATGTATTAAATAATAAAATTGAAGATTTTATGTTTAAATATAATTATAATGATTTAAATACACAAAATGGAAGATTAAAAACAAATATTAAGAATGTTTATAAACCTATAAATATTAAAGATGTTAGAGATATTATAAATAATAATAAACATCTAACCGGTGAAGAATTATTAGCAAAGATTTTTAATAAAGAAGAAAGAGAAGTTGTAGTAAAAAAAACAATTAGAAGAATAATTCCTAAAGTTTCTATGAGTTTAGATATTTAAGAAAATAAATATTCATATTCATAATTAGTTGAATAATAAGTACATCTTATATTATATTTATTAATAAATTTAGTACATTTTTCACATGGTTTAGATAATTTAAGACAATTATTAAATCTAGCTGGTGCAATTCTAACAACATATATATCACAATCTTCAAGAATTGTTTTATTTTTAAAAACTTGACTAATTGCAGCTACTTCTGCATGAATACTATTATTATCATTTAAATAATGTGTCATATAATTAAAACCATATGCAATTATTTTATTTTTATGCACAACAACAGCTCCGTGTTTTTGTTGCATTGTTGAATATTTAGCAATTTCAGCAGCTTTATCTAAAAATAATTGTTGTTTTTTATTAATATCTTTATTATTTAAATTTTCATCTTTACTTTCGGCTTGCCTCCGTTTTGTATAAATCATATTTTTGATGTTAATATATATCTTTTATGATTAATTTATAATCATTTTTTTATATATTAAATGATTAAAAAAATGATTTAAAGATTATTTATGAATACCCTTAAATCATTTTAATGAATATAATAAAACCAATTGAAATTGATATTTATAATATTAGAAATGAAAGACAAAAAATAAATAATGAAATAGCTATGAAAAGAATTAAAGAAAGAAATTTTAATAAAGATATTAATAATGAAGAATATAAAAGAATATTATTAGAATTATCAAAATATAATAAAACTGAAAAAGAATTACTTGATGAATGTAATGATAATATCATTTTATTAATAATATTAGCTAGTAGAATTTCAATAAATGCATCACGTCAAGGAGTAAAAGATGAATTATTACAAATTGATACTTGTAATATAACTTGTAATAAATTTGACATTTCAATGGATAAATTAACTGTTAATTCATATAGACCAACAAAAGATGGTTTAATATTAAATAATAATGATATTAAAAAAAATAAAATATCTTTAAATGATTGTTTAAAATCATTTGATGCAAAATTAAATGGTAAAATTAATGGTTGGGTATTTGCAAAAATAGTTATAGGAAATGGTGGTCATCAAGATAATGTATTTGAAGAAGCATATATTTTATGTGAATGGATTATTAAATATAGTATAATATCTGATTTATTTATAATACTTATTGATACAAATTTAATAAATAAATTTAATGATTTGAAAAAAAAATTTAATAATATTGAAAATTTAATTATTGGCAATCATATTGAAATACAACAATATTTTATTGATAAATATAATCATGATTAATATCTAATAAATAATTACATATTTCATAAACTAATGTGAATGAAATTCTTTTTCTTGCCATATTATTACTTTCCCTATAATTTGATAAAAATAATGAATTGTAATTATCTCTTTTTTCATTTAGAAATTTATTAAATATTTCTACAAGTTTTTCTTGTTGTATTATTGTTAATTTTGGTTTTATAACTAATATAGCATATGACCTTCCTGATAATTTAGGAGTAGTATCAATATATTTATCTCTTATTATATCATCGACTATTTTTAATCCTATTTTATTATTTATATTATCATCAAGACATTTTACTAATATATTCGTAAAATTATCTTTATTATCATATAATCTCGTTGCTCTATCAATCTTAAATAATGAATTTTGTTTTAGATTATATATATCACCTCCAATTGTATAATTATTTGAATTATTTAATTTAATATTAAATTCTTTATTTGATGGATATATATATGATTTTATTTCTTTAATTTCTCTTAATTCCCTTATTTCTTTTAATTCAAATTGAAAACTGCATATAGTATATGATGTATCTTCAAATACTTGTTCCTCAAATATATTCAATATTATTATATTATATTTGAACATAAATTTCTTTCTCAAATCAATATCATTTTTACGTATAGAACATATAAAATTTAATGGAACAATTAAAATTCCTCCTAAACAATCATTTGTAATCAAAATTTCTATAAAACATTTATATAAATCATTTGTTTTATATTTATCAAATAATTCTTTATCTATTGATTTATTTCTTGCTAAATATGGCGGATTAGTTAATATAAATGAATTACTAATATTAGGAGGATTTAATATTGTATCTTGTTCAATAATAAAATCTTTTTTAGGTTCTATATCATAACATTCAATATCATATTTATCTTTATCTTTAATAAAATTTAATAAATCACCATTTCCAGTAAAAGGTTCTATTATTTTTGTAATATTTTCAGGTATATATAAATTTTGTAATATATATTCATAATTAGTTGTATAAAATTGTCCTAATTTTTGTTTAGAATTTATAGCCATATTTATAAATAATAACAAAAATAAATAATCATTTTTTATGAAAAATATTGAATTAATAAATTCTTAAATTTCTTTTTATAATATAAATCAATAAACATATTTCTCGTTTTTTGTTTCTGAAATATATAATTATTATGAAATATTTCTTCTTTTGTTGGTGGATAATCTAAACACCATTTAATTAAATTTTTATAATCAATTACTTTTTTATAATCATATTTATATTCATAACACATATGCATTATTGACCTTGAAATAATACCTTTACTTCCATCTTCTGGAATAAATAATTTTTCTTTTGTATTTACGAAATTATCACTATCATATAATCTCGTAAAATTATTATTATATTTATCAACATATTTATAATTCGAACGCATATTATTAATGTATGAATCACATTTAAAAATATTATGGGCATCATTATAATGTTTCTTATACATATAACATTTAGGAAATACATGTTCAAGTGATAATTTAGAATTTTTAACAGTTGAATAAATTGTTGGTGTTGTATTACCTACTATAATTATACTTCTTAAGGTAAATGCTAAATTAACCATTATAATTAATATTATATTAATTTTTATCATTTTTTAATAATAGATTATATTAAAATGATTTATATCTTTATTTTCATTATAATATTAATTTATTTATTTTTCATTGTTAATTCCATTATTTGGCTAAAAGATAAAAATATGATTAATGTAAATGATATAATTGTTAAATATATTATTTATATTGATTTTGGTATATATTCTTTATTATTATTATTATTTGTATATATATTCTATAATAATTATTCAATTAAAATATTATAAATAAATAGATTACTTATATTTATGCCGCCTTCTTATAAATCGCGATTTAGTTCTAGTTCTCGTTTAAGTTCAATGTCAAAATCAACTCCTGAATCTTCTTCAAGTTCTGGATTTTGGATACTAATAATATTATTAATTATATTAATAATTGGTGCTATATTAACTGGAACTTTTTATAAAAAATATGAAAATTTTACTGATGCACCTAAATCATATACTTTACAATATTATTGTATGGAAAAATGTGGTTATTGTAAAGATTTTGAAAAAGACGTATGGAATGGTTATTCAGAAAAAATAAATAATAATCCTTTATTTTATTATTTTGATACTATTAAATATGATATAATGGAGACAGGTGTTGGCAAAGATTTAGGCGATAAATATAATATCACTAGTACACCAACCATTTTATTATATAATAAAAATACAGGAAAAGTATATAATTTTAATGATGAGAGAAAAGAAGCAAATTTAACAGCTTTTGCTAATGAAATAATTAAAAGTGAAAATCCAAATTGGAAATTTACAACTTAAATATAAATCGTATAAAGATAATATAGATAAATATGAGTTCTAAATTATCATTATATGATTTATATGAAATTAAGAAAAAAAAAGATAATAAATTAAATGATGCATTTAATATTATTTTAAATTTATGTCATAAAAAAATTAAAACTATTGCAGAAATTGGAGGGCAATCATTATATTATACTATTCCTCCAATAATTATTGGTTATCCATTATATAATTATTCTACTTGTATGAATTATATCATATCTGAATTAAAAAAAAGTGGTTTATATGTCGCTGTTTTACCTGAACCTAATAATAATAATATTTATATTTCTTGGAAACTTGAAGATGTATCAGAACAATCGATTAAAAAACGTCTTCTACTTCACTAATTTCAAATTGTTTCATATAAATACTAATATCTTTAAAACCTTGTAATATTAAATTTTCAATATCATCATCTTTAATATTAAAAAAAATATTATCATCTGATATATCTAAATTATAAAATGATTTAAATGGACTTTCACTTATGATTAATGGATTTTTAAAATTAGGTAATTTTGATATATAACTACTATGTAAAGAATTCGAATAAATAATTGAACATACTTGTTTATAATAAGTCAAAAAATTTAATTCTTCTGATGGATTAATTATATCAGTAACTTCATAATCTTCTTTTATAAAAACTGCTACATTTAATATATCATCTTGATTTATATTATTAAATATCTCATATGGTAAATTATTTGTTAAACATCCATCTATATAATAATATTCATCTATTTTTATTGGTTGCGATATCATCGGAATACACATAGAAGCAGCAACAGCATCTAATACAGAAACATTAGGCGTATCATTTACATTAAATATAAAATTTTTACCATTATTTATTTTTGTTGCACTTACATAAACATTAACACCTGTAAGTTTAGATAATTCAATAAAAGAAATATCTTCAATATCATATTTCTTTTTTAAATATTCTTTTATTCCTGATAAATATAATTTCGAATCATTAAATCCTAAATTTGTAAATAAATTTAAAAAATTATCAGATGATATAGAAACTATTTCTGGTTTATGTATCAATTTTATTATCATTGCTTCAAGTTCATCTATTGGTATTTTTAAAGCAAATGCTAAACAAAAAAAAGAACCCATTGATGTACCTGCTACATTTTTAATATGGTCTTCCATTTTATTAAAATATATATATCTCAATATACCTAATAAACATAATGAACGTATTGCACTTCCTGAACATACTAAATGCGTAAAATATTTCATTATTACTTTATAATTTAAATACCATGCTTATATATTTTTATTTGCAACTATTATTGCTAATTTGGTAATTTGGTCACAAAGTAATATAATTATTATACCTATAAATATAAATAAAAACAAATTATATAAATTTATATCAACTTTTATATTATTTGTATTATTAATAAAATTTGTAAATTGTTCTACGTCATTTATTTTTATTCCTTGTTCTACCAATGGAGTTTTAAAATTATTTCTTAAATCTTTTAAATAATCTTCTATAAATGGTGTTGTTCTATATTCAGGTGTTTCATCTTTATTATTAGTTTGTATATCGTTTATACTCAAATATGCGTCATATTCATCATAATCATATGGTTTTATTGAAAATTTATCTGGTTTATTCTTCTCAAATATATTTGTATTTAAGGAAGTTTCAACCGCTTTCTTAAATGCATTTTGTGCATTACTATCTATGGGTAATGTATAAACTGGTGGTTGTAATGGAGAACAATCCTTCTTAACCATACTTGCATAACTAGCATAATTACCATTACCATTACTATTACTATTACCATTACCATTACTATTACCATTAGCATTACCATTAGCATTACCATTAGCATTAGCATTACCATTAGCATTACCATTAGCATTACCATTAGAATTACCATTACCATTACTATTAGTATTACTATTACCATTAACATTACCATTAGCATTACCATTAGCATTACCATTACCATTAGAATTAGCAAATGCTTCACATGATGGCATATCTATGCCTTCTTTTTTATAATAACAATCGGGAGTATTTGTATATTCATTTATAAATTTATCACATTGTTTTTTTTTATTTAAACCACGTTTATTATTTTGTTGTGATATAGGTTGAGTTGGATAATTCGGAAATGCTTCTTCTAATGTTGAATATTGCATTTTTCTAATATTATTATGGAAAAGAAAAATAATATTTTAAATTAAAATAATAGATTAAATGATAAATTATATTGATATTTTTATAAGATATTTAATCATTGGTATTATATCAGCATATTTATTAATTTATGGATTAAGACCATCTGTACCATATCCAGAAGAATTATTAGAATTATATGAACATTATTGGATATTATTAATTGTAATGATATTTAATATTTATATTTTAATGTGGGATTTAAGAATTGGTGTATTAATGGCATTATCAATAATAGCATTAATATTTGATATGATAATATTTACTAAATAATGATATAAAAGATTTTAACATAATTAAATTAATGATGACTGATAATAACAGTAGTAAAGAATTATTATTATCTTCTTTAAATTCATTTTATAATAATCATACAATTTATAAATTAACATTAAAAACAATAATTGATGGAAAACACGAATTATCTTTACGTATGATAGATTGGTTAGTAACAAGATATGCAAAAACAAATAATATTATTTATTGGATAAATGAAACAAATGATAATATTTATTATAATTTACCAGAGAATTATAATAATGAAAAATATAAAAAAATAACATTATATTTAGATTATAGGGCACAATTAAAATCATTTAAAAAATTTAATTTTGATGCTTTCAGAAGACATGACCGAATTTCTTTTAATATTAATAATAATAATAATTGTGATGATGATTTTATTGAAACAACTATTGGACAATTAAACTTTTTTAAATGGGCTTTTAATACAAAAATAATTACTTATGCAATTGAAAATCAAAAAAAGATTTATGAAAATATGTCAAAATTTTCATATAAAAAACAAATTAAAATATCAAACAAAAATTCTTTAGTTCCTAAACAAGATATTATCAATACAAAATGCTTTGTTGTATTTGATTAAAATGATGGAGAACTTCCTATTTCAAAAGCAACAGCACGAACATCTGGTTCAATAGTTGATATTCCCCATGGACTTACGGCAACTTGAGGATTAGGAGGTTCAGAACGTAATTGTAAATTAGCATTTCGTAATGATTGTCCAATAGTATTAATACCTACATGATATCCAGCGGTTAAAAAGTTTTGGTCTCCTAACATTCCAGAACCAGCCGGATTAATTTGAGCCCATTTAGAATTAGCAGCATCTTTAGGTAATAAATCAGAACTTGTTAATCTATCACGAATGAAACATGAATCAGGAGAACTATCAACACTTGCATCACCTGCAAAATGTGATATTTCATTTGATGATGAAATAGGTTCTCCAGATACCGATGTATAACTATTAACTGTATCACTTGCACTTATTGAACCTAATTTCGGGTCAGATGCCATATTTGTACCAGCATATTTATCATTATCAGCAACTGAAAAATTATCTATTGGAACGTTAGGTGTTAATATTTTTTTAAGAGTTTCGGGTGAAGGTAAAAAATTTCCTGCATCATTTTCAAAACGTTCAATATTATCCATTTTACATTTAGAATTATAAGATATAAGTAATAGTAATGTTAATAATAATAATATTGCAATTGAAAAGGAAATAACAATTGATGAACTATTAGAACTCATTTTAATATCTATCTATTATAATAATATAGATAAAATTATAATTATATTTTAATAATTTGTTTTTTTAATTTTAATATTTTTTTATCCCAAATATTAAAATTTGTTTCATTCTTTATTTCTTCCAATAATATTTTAGCATTGTTTAAAGATTTATTATAAAAATCTATTTTTTCATTAATATTATTTTCATAATTATTAATTTCATTCTCCCAGTCTGTCTCAATATCTAATTTATTCCAATCTGAAAAATCTTCTAATAATTCTTCAATATTAATAACTTTTATTACCCATTTATTTATTATCATATTATCATATATAAATAATCCTAAAAAACTAATTTCGACATTTATATTATAATCCCTTAATCTCTTTCCATCTTTTAATATTTCAACAATATCTTCTAAATCTTTATCAACTCCGTTATAATAACATTCAGTCTTATTATTTAATAATAATGTTATTGTTGATATATCATTTATATAAGAATATGTATAAACATTATCTATATTTATTTCCTCCTCAAACCATTCAGGATGTTCTTTTAAGGTATTTAAAGAAAGATTATCAAGTTCTTCAATATTAGCAATAGATTGTTCATTTATATTTATAGGTAAATGACATTCAATATTATATCCATTATTAAAAAAATTAATTATTTTTAATTCATTTAATTGTATTTTAAATGGTTTTTCTAAATAGGAAACATAGCATTTCGTTTTTTTTTGCGGAATTTTTAATAAATGTTTCATTCTGTATAATATTAAGGTAATCAATATATTAATAATGACGCAACAAAAAAATAATATAAAACCGGTCGATTTAATTATTAATTTTATTCGTAAAGAAGTTTTAAATGAAGATATTAGAACTGAAATAATTAAACCTATATTAATTTATTTATTATATTATATTATCCCTTTTGTCATTTTAATTATCTTATTAAATTTTTTTACAACTATAGCAGCAGTTTTTTTAGTATTTCATATTAGAAAATAATCTCTTATTTAAATAGATATGTCAAAGTGTAATAAATATAGAGGCGGTTATATTGCTCCTTATTCTAGTTCTCCAAATTCAAGCGAATATATGTTAAATTCTTCTGTTAATGCGGATGCCATAGCTAATATTAATTATGCCAATAATAAAGCCGAAGATGCGCAAATTTATGTTCCTCCTACTGCTACACCAATAGTTGCTAGCACTAATACTCCAGGCATTCAAGGGGGACAATCAAAAAAAGCAAGAGATGCTAATGATATGTTAGAATTAGAAGATAATTTTTATTATAGTCTAGAAGGTGGATGTGCCTGTAATGGAGCTACTGGTGGTTCTGGTAAAAAATCAATGAAAGGTGGTGATTTTGTTTTAACTCCTTTCATTTCTGCACTTGCTTTATTAGGTGCGAGAATGTTAGCTGATAAAAATTCTGGTTTTAACATGAAAGAATTATTTGGAGATGATAAAGAAGAAGAAGTTAAAGGTGGTGCACGAAAAGCTAAAAAAACAACCAAACCAACCAAAACAACCAAAACAACCAAACCAGCCAAGAAACAACCAACCAAACCTAAAAAAATGTTAGGTGGTAGTGCTTCTTGCAGTAGTCATGGTTGTGTATAATTATTTTAATTAATATTTCATATTATTTTTATTTTCATTAAGATACATTATTGAACGAGATATCATTTCATCATTAATATCATCATTATTATTAATCATATACCAACCGCGAAAATAAGTATTTTCATCCGTCTCATAAGGTTCTTTATTAATTTTATAAATATAATTATTATGAATAATAACTATAAAATCCATTTTTAATATAAAATTAACTATTGATTAATTATATTCATTTTTTATTTTTTATATGTGAGTTAATAATCATCATAATTAATTATATTATAATATTAAAAAATGAATACTATTGAAGATTTAAATGTTTTTTTTGAGATACCTGATTCAACGGTTAATGTTTTATTAGATAATATTCTTAAAAATAATAATTCATCCAATAAAATTATTGTTAGTGATAATGTTTATACGGATACTAATATTGATGAATGGATTAATAAAAAACCTACAACTATGGGTGGTATGAAAATTATGGATAAATTAATAAAAACACCTATTAATGATAAAGAATTATTAATTCAACGTCAAAAATCTAATTATGAACTTTTAAATTATCAAAAAGAAATTCTTAAAAATAATGAAAAAGATTTATTATGGATTATGACATTAAAAGATGAAATTGATGATGATTTAGCTATTAATCTATTATATCCATCTACTTATCTAATTAATAATATGAATTATAGTAGTTATTTATTAGATACTTATCATTTTTATAAAATTGTTCTTATGCCAATGACCAGTCTAATTTATCCATTATCTATAATATATACACCGTATTATTATATTAATAAATATTTACATTTTGATATGACTTTTGTTAAATATATGGGTATTATTTATGAATTTTTAAAATTATTATTCAAATTATCAGGTAATATTAAATCAGATTTAACTAAAATAATTACTATATTTGCTTATTTAGCTATTTATATTTATAGTATTTATCAAACATTTTATATATCATATATCATTTATAAAACTAGAGAAAAATTATTTAATAAACTTATTGGATTAGTTGAATTTATTAAAACTTCCATAAATATAATTAAACAATCCAATAATATATGGAAATCATTTTTCCTATATAATAATGAAATAACTGAAGATATTATTAATAATAGTATAAATAATTTATCATCTTTAGATAATAATTTAGCAACGGTTTATAAATTATGGAAAAATGCTAATTATAAAAATGATATTATTAATTTATTAAAAGTTATTTATACTATTGATGCTATCGATGTTATATGTAAATTAAAGAAGTCTAAAATGTGGTGTTTACCATCTTATAATGATACTAATACTAAAATATGGGCTATTAATAATCCATTATTATCATCTAATCAAATTTCTAATCCTGTTAATTTATCTAAAAATATTATTATTACCGGAGTTAATGCAGGTGGTAAAACAACTTATGTTAAATCAATAACTATTAATATTATTTTAGCTCAAACATTAGGAATTATTAATGCATTAAAAGGTAATGTATATTTATATGATGCTATTATAACTTTTATGAGAGTTAGTGATGAAGTTGGCAGTAAATCATATTTTGAAGCTGAAACAAGTCATTGTAATAATATGATTAATGTCGCTGATGAATTATTTAAAACAAAAAAAAGAGGATTGTTTTTAATGGACGAACCAATGCATTCTACCCCTCCAATTGAAGGAGTATCTGTTGCATTTTCTGTTGCTGAATATTTGGCAAAATTAAAAGGAATAACATTAATAATAACTACACATTTTCATAATTTAATAGAATTAGAAGATAAATATAAATCATTATTTATAAATTTAAATGTGAATGCAACTTTTAATGAAAAAACTAAATTATATGAATTCAATTATAAAATTAATAGAGGCGGTTCAAAACAAATAATAGCTATTGAATTATTAGAAAAACATAAATTCAATAAAGATATTATTAATAGTGCGATTGAAATGAAAAACAAATTATATAATCAGAATTTAAGAAATGTTCATATTTAAATTATTCACTTTAAACAATATTTTATTCTATTTCACTTATGCTATTATGTTTATATTTTTATTTTTTATGTCATATAAATATTTATATTTAGAACAATCAGTTTATTTATTAACTAATAAAATTAATAAATTAGAAATTGAATATAATAATCCATCCGTTTATAATAATTCAAATCATAAATCTTCAAATAGTGCCCTCGAATCTGCTGAAATTATAATGAATGAAATTTTTAATGATGGGTTTTGTTCCACTAATTCATGTCCATTTATACCACCTCCTTCTCCAGCAATTTCCAATTCTATACCTTCTACTACTTCCACTCCTGTTAAATCTTCTACTATTAATAATAAACATGAAGAAATTCAAGAGGATACTGTTCAGATTGTTAATGAAATATTTGATTTAAAGAAAGAACCAACTTTAAATGATGACAAGGAATCCATAATAAGTTCAAATATTGGTGGTGGTCATGCTACAAAGAAAGCTTTAATGAAATTAAGTATGGATAAATTAAAAGCTAAATGTGAAGAACGTAAATTATCAACTGAAGGAACTAAAAATCAATTAGCTGATAAAATAATAGTTTATGATAATACTGTTGAAATTTCAGATGTTAATGATGAATAATTATGATTAAAGATAATATAAAGACATTTATAATTTATTAATTTATATTAAATAATGGAATTGGAGGATATAGGATTAGTTAAAATTAATTACAATACTTTTAAAACTTGTTTAAATAATTTTAATGCATCTAATACCGTAATTTCTGATAATATTGTTAATAAAGCAAATGAATTAGTTACTAATTATAATTGTTTTGTATCAAATTATGATGCACGTAGTTTATGGGAAAAAAAGAAAATAATCGCATCAAATAAAAATAAAGCACCAAAAGCTAGACCTCATATTATTTATATTGATTTTAGTGATGATGCAAAATGTAAAAAAGAATTTATTAGTTATTTAAATAAATTAACTGATGTTAATAAAGAAACTATTTATAATAAAATTTCTTCTTTTATTAGTCAAGTTAATAATGAAATATTAAATTCATTATTTGATGTTCTTATAAATTTTATTAAATCATCAAATAATAATATTTATATTGAAGTATTATATTTATTTGAAAAAGATTATATTGAAAATAATATTATTAATTATTATACTAATTATTTAAAAGAACATGAATGGCTTCCATCATTAATTAATAAAGATTATAAATCTATTTTTGATGATGAAAATTATGATGTTTATTGTGAATATGTAAAAATTAAAAAATCAACTATATCTATGATAAAAGCTTTGTGTATCATATTAAAAAAAATAAATAAAATAAATATTATTGAAGAAATTATTGAAAATATTTTTAATGATTTAAATAAATTTATTATTACTACTGATTATAAACATCTTAATGAATTATTATTAGATGAATTAGCAATTATTATCGATTTTATACCAAAACAAAAATATATTAATCAAATTAATAATATTGATTTGAATAATTTAGATATATCAACTAAATTTAAAATTACAAATATTATTGAAAAATATAAATAAGTTTTATAAATTATCATATTCTTTTTTTAATTGTTTTTGTTCTTTATGAATATCAAAAATTTTCATATAAATTTCATTATAAATTTCTTTAATTTCTGATGTAGAAGAATTATAATCAGTATAATTAGTTCTTGATAAATAATCAGTTTTCATATTATTTAATAAATCTTCTTGAATTTTATTTTGAATTATTTTATTTTTTATTTCTTCTTTCTTTATTTCTTTTTCATTTTCATCTAATTCTATTTCTTTTTCTTTTTCATAATTTTTAATTATATTTTTTGCTTCATTATATTTAGCTAAAACTCTCCACATTATTTACATAATAATTTTAAATTATATTTATATAGATAATAAATGAATAAAAAATTTAATAAAAAATTAATTATTGAACAATTAACTATTATTAAAAATTATGAAATGATTAAATGCAAACCTCTAAAAGTTAAAGCATATAATAAAGTTATTGATAATCTTATTGCTTATCCTTATGATATTAAAAATTTAAATGATTTAAAGGAAATTAAAGGAATTGGAGTTAAAATATTAGCATTATTAACTGAATTATATGAAACAGGGAAAATATCTTATATTAAAGATAATATTAAAGATAATATTAAAAAATCAATAAAAAAACCAATAAAACAATATCCATTTAATAAAGAACTT